ATCCCCCCTTAAGACACGGATATCAATCAATAGAAAGAAATTCCGAGTCCCACGTCTTAAAAGACGCCTACAGGCCGGTATTATTACCGGACCTGCGTCCACCCTCGATTCAGCCTCGAACGTCGAGAGACGTTCCTCGCATGGAACGAGCTACTACCCATCCTCTCCAAGGAGATGATGGACTCGAGCACGTGATTCCAATCACTTCCAACGCGGCTTAAAGCCGTGATGGGCTCGATACGCCAGACAGGACTATGGAACCATTGATTGTCGCGATGCCAATAGGCATCGTTCCATACCAATGATTCCATCCGTGTATACTCAGCTATCCCACCATGGTCACGGTCGTTCGTTAAGAACAATCGCTTTCCGTAGCCGGAACTGAGTCTACGCCGTAGTGTCTGATATGTAGTAACTGCAGCCTCCTCATATCCCGCGATGCGCAAGCGCATAGCGATGTCTGAGAGGGACTGCAAGTCCACTAGGTGTTCGGCATCGAACGTGGTCTTCCAACGAACTGGAGTGACATTGACGCCTTTGTAGGCGTCGACACCACAGGATTCACGGAAGGCTCCTCGCCAAAAGGTCTTAGACCTATTAACGAGCAAACCGAAGCTTTCCAAATCGTCAATGACGTATTGGGCAGCTTCAGTAGGTACTTCGATGTCATCACCGAATACAAACACAGCACCGGGTTGATGAAACCCATGGCGCTGCAATGATGCTACACATATGGCCCAGAAGACTAAGCTTTGCACAGGAAACGTTGTTGCGTTCCCCATTGGAGCGTAGCTATGTATATCGCCTGTCACGGAATGATTCCGCGAAGCTTGATAGACAAACTTCTGAGCTCGACAACACCCGAAGTACTTGTACTTTGATCCAAAAAGGATTTGTACAAGAGGCTCCGAGATACGGTCTGACGCCTCTTTCATGTCGATCGTGGCATAACGCCGCGACTTAGACGAGAGCAAGGCAATCCGTCCGTTAACTGACTGGTCATCGAATTGGATATGGCCTCGCGGCCATGGCCCGTTCGAATGTCGACTGAGAGAAATAGTTCTCTCTAACTCGCGACGAAGCCCCTGCTGAAGCCAAATGGCTTCAGCTGGGTGAACGCAGATAAGACGGGGCCCACGGCTGTCCTTTGGGACAGCAATAAGCTTTGCCGTTATCTGCTCCGGACAGTCCATTGTTTCCCAGTGAGCGAGATGGTCTGTATTAAAATACAGTCCAAACCAATCACTGTACGGGTATAGGTACTCCATTGAGGAATACCTATTAAGCCACCGATCTTTATTGGTGGTTACCGCGCCAGGACCATGGGAAGGTTTTAATGCCTTCTCACGGAACCGGTAGACGACAGACTGAACATGTCTTCGAGCAAGATCGAGCAAATACGGCGAAACTCGTGAGAGTTCATTGCCGTACTGCCCAACGTCGCGGTTAGTGCTAATAAAAGCGCTAACCGTCTTTTCAGTTGTTTCTTTGTCATGTGTAACAGAGGCCTTATAGCAGAACAGAAGAAGCTGCCGCAGTAGACGTAGTTTCATCGGGTCCATAATGGACGCGACTACTAAACGCCGCAGCCATCCTGGATACTTGTCGAGATCGGGATTACTCCCAAGCTCGATGCATTCCAGGGTGTACTTCTCCAGCTTAGGTGCTTCATGAAGACACCATTGCAGCCCCTCATAAGATCCTCGTATTTCAGAGAATCCAGATGAGGTAGCTACATCGGCTAGCAGGCTAACGTATGTATGTTCTATAACGTGCATATTTTGGCGTACCACTTAGCCAGACTGTTCTTATCGACCTAGTCATCCACCATCGGTGGACGATTTCGGCCTGCCTACTGAACGAATACTGATGCCCAACCCGCTTGCGCGGCGACGGCATCTTATGGAGGTCTATCCTTACGGAAGTTCTCCAAGTATTTTGACGATGATTTACTTTTCGTCGTTCAGAATGTCCTCGATGTGATCCGCGTCGGCCACCATTGCTCTGAACGTCGCCACAAGGACGGCGAACTGAGCGCTAGTGACAGTTGACGGGACACTGAATGTCATAGATGCATGCGATTGAATCGGTGCATTGTTGGCATCCAGGTCACAGCGAGTCAGCTTACAGGTGAAACGTCGACCCGGTAACTTAGTTACCGAGTCAATGTAATCCTGAGACTGAATAGTCAT